ATGGATACTATGAAGGGTATGGGTTTTACCGATGAACACGCTACTTTCGTCGGTGATAAGGTTGATGGGAATAGGCAGGCCTATGACAGGGTCAGTGGAAAACCAATGGCAGGTAAAGGCCCAGTCGGGAGCGACATCTCCGGTTGGGACAAGAACTTCGTTGGCGAGGGTACATTGGCTACTTACTGGGCCATGAGGCGAACGTGTGTTAATTATGACACTTTCGTCACACAATTCGAGCGCGCCTATAAGTGGTGGAGCTTGTCTTTATGTAGTAATTTGTATGTCACCGATGATGGTGAAATTTTGGCGTTTTTCGACAATAAGGTGCAGCGAAGTGGCGGTTTTCTGACCACTACTTCAAATGGAAATTTCCGCTGTGCTTGCGCTTATGCCGTAGGGTCCGTTCCTATGGCTAACGGTGATGATTGCTTAGAGATCACCCCTCTTACAGTGGAGGAGCTTGTCGCGGCGTACAAAAAGATCGACGTCCCCGTTAGGGATGCCGTTCAATTTGGGCTAGACTATTTTGAATTCTGTTCGCATGGATTCGTTAGGCAGCCTGGAGGGGGCTGGAATGCTTATTTAGCATCTTATCAGAGGATGTTTTATGAGACCACCGTGACCAAAGATATCATCTCTTCTGAGGTGAACTGGTCGAAGGAGATGGAGAACCATCCAGACAAAGAGTTAGTCTTGAGGTTTGAGGCTTATTTAGAAGAAAGGGCCGCCACGCTAGCTGCCTCTCCCTAGCGATGACTAAATCGAAGAAGGCTTCCGCCAGGGCCAAGAAAAATAACATGGCGGGAAGAAAGATCAAGGGTAAGGGGAACTACCAAACCTTTAATCTTCGTGGTATAGCTTCAAAGTTAGACCAGGTCCTTGGGGCAATCCCTAAGGGCACTTTTGCCCGCAAGGGCGCCCAGATGGGGGCCAAGTATGGGCCCTTAGGCGCTCTTGCAGGCAAGGGTATAGGTGCAGGAATAGCGGCAGTTACTGGCTATGGCAATTACAGTGTCAGAGCCAATTCGCTATCCCAGGTGTCCACTTCCGTGGACATGGTACCTCAGTTCGTAAAGAACGATCATAGTATTAGGGTTAGGCACCGCGAGTTTATCAGAGACTTAGCGGTGCCTAGTAATCCTACGGATTTCAACTTGACTAGTCAGTTGATTAACCCGGCTAACAAGGAACTATTTCCTTGGTTGGCTACTATGGCCAAGCAATACAGTCAGTATAAAGTACACGGCATGGTTTTTGTTTACAAGACCATGAGTAGTGACATTACCGCTGGAGGTTCGCTTGGTACTGTTATCTTCGGCACCAATTATAACTCTATTGACAGGAGTTTCTTGAGTAAGGTGGAGATGGAAAACAGTGAGTTTGCGGTTTCTTGTAAGCCGTCAAACAGCTTGGTTCACGCTATAGAGTGTGATCCCAAGTATTCGGGTCTTGACGTGTTATACGTTAGGGACCCTGCGTATGAAACGGCGG